CCTGCAACACGACCTTGCATACGAATATCATTACCAGAAGCAGCACCAATAAAATTAGATAACACAATTCTGTAATTATCATAAGAGGAACTAAAAACCCCATCTATTGCTTGGCTAGTAACAAGACTAAAAGTAGTTGTGTTTAATAAAACTAACCCTGATTTTTTAGTACCAAGAGCTGTAAACATAGAAGCGTCTATTGAGTCGCCTAAGGTTTCTATAGCTGTAGCGCCGTCTTTTACAAGATCAGTTGAAGTTGGTACAGCCCAACCATAATTAGGGGTAGTAGTTGCCATTGTTCTAGTTTATCCTTTTCTTAAATAACGTCAAGCCAACGATAATCATTAGCAAGATTCTGCCATTGAATAACAGAGTTGTAGTCTTCCCACTGAATTGAGAGGGTGCTATAGATTGAGTTAGAAACAGACATAGTAAGTTCAAGGTTCTTACGTCCAAGTGTCCAAGTCCAGCCTTCACAAAAGCCTTCAAAATATCCTTCAGGTATTAGCCCTACTGGGATATTGTCTAAATACAAAAGGGTATCCATTGAGACACCTAGTAAGTTATCTCTGACAGTATTTGTCATATCTGAGTGGGCAAGATTGACAGTAACTTCTTCAAGTGACGCTTTAGGTGTTCCTCTGTAATTAACAAAGTTTGTAGCTTGTTCTGTGGCGTCAGCTGTTTCGGCAAGTATTGTTGATCTTACTTCTTGAAGCAAACCATAGTTATTTATTGAGGTGTCATTTTGTGCTTCTACTTCTAAGACTGGGTCATCATATTGGATTACAACACTATTAACAATGTCTGCTGTTTGTAGTCTTGTTTGTATGTCAGCGTTTACAAGATTAGCGTCAAGTTCGATAAGATTAGCTGCATAGTTTTCGCTTCTTCGCTCTGCGTCTGCGTAACCAATTTTAAAATCAGTTGTGTCATATAAATATCCTAACCCTGATTGTTGTGTAACGTCTGTTAAATTGTAAGCCTGTTCTACTTGTGCTGATCTTGCAAGCATTTCGTAACGCCCTGCGTCGATTGTGTCTATGCCTTGAACACCATAGTTAGCCCAAGTTTCTGTGACAGGTATATCGTCCCAAGTAAGTGTGTTGCTTAAATCTTCCCAAGCTGTATAAAGTGTTTCTTCTAAAATACGTGTAATGCGTGCGCCGTCTAATTCTTCTGGATAAGCAACAGATCCAGCGTAACGTTTAACAAGTAAACCAAGAGCGCCTACAGCTTGTATTTGTAGGGTGTTAGGTTTACCACCTAAACCTGCACCGGCAAATCTGTTGTGAACACTTGAAACTTCACCTGTAAATAGTTTTACATAAGCACCTGTTGAGTCTGTTACTTCAATCAATATTGTGTCTAATAATTCAACTGTTGGGCTTGTGCCGTCAAGGTTTAATAATTCTAAATTGCAATAACTAGGTTGAGTTGCTTCAAAGAAATCATTACGACCATAAGTAATAGTTGCGTCTTCAAGGGTTGTAGAAGTTTCAACAGTTCCAGCAATAGTAACCCTGTAAGTTGGTGTATATACAGTCATTGGTTATCTAAACCCAAAGTTGAATGGCTTTATTCCTGTCGTTTTTAAGGCTGTGTTTTGAACTTTAGTTATTGTTCTAGCTGTGCTTTGTGGATCTATAGCGCCCTTTACGTTGTTGTAAATATTGACTACTGAACTTGTTGCTTGTTTGACGGCTGGGGTTAGGCTGGCTAGTTGTGGTGCAGGGTTTACTAGCAATTTGCCAATATCAGGTAAACGATTGTAAGCACCAATAGCAGTTTCAATAGCGTTAATAATTTGAAGTATTTTGTCTAAGAAACCTTGTAAACCTTTGTCATTAGCTGCACCTGTTAATTGTGCTACAAAATCGCTTACTTTTATAGCAACATTTCTTAATTCTTCACCTAGTAGATAGGCTGAACCTTTAGCACTATTTAAGTCTGTTTGAAAAGTTACTGTGCCAGTTCCAACATCATAAAACGCTTTTTTTAATGAATCTTTACCTGCACCTGTTAAACCATTAACAAGTTGTTCAACAACTGGAAGAATAGTATCGGTCATTACTGTTGCAAACTTTTCAAGTATTGGTAATAAAGCAAACCCTATTTGTTCTTTTGCTTCATCAACAGCGATATTTATGCGAGCCATTCGACCTGCAAAAGTGTCAGCTGCAGCGTCGGCTTGTCCTGCAAAAGTTTCTGATAATGCTTTTACAGCTGCGTCAAAATCTTTGGCTTTAATAATAGAAGCGTCTAAAGGTACGCCAAGACGTTTAAGAGCGCCTAGATTGCCGTCGTAAGCCTTTCCTAAGCCCTCTGTGATTGTTGCTAAATCTTTACCTGTACCAGCAGATATATCTAGTGCTAGTTGTTGAAGTTTTTGTGCTTTAGTAACGTCACCTGTTGATCTAACAAGTCTGTCAAGGCTTGGACGTAATTGGTCGTCTGTTACACCTGTTGCGCGTGCTGTTTTGTCAATGTAATCTTCAACGGCTTTAACTTGTTGGTCTGTTGCTTTGGTTGTGTTACGTAAAGTTGTAGCTAGTGATACTTGGGCTTTTTCATCTTCAATGGCAGCTTTAACCGCGTCTACACCTATTTTGATTGCCATAGTAGCTGCAGCTGCGCCAACTGCTAGAAATGCAGCCGCGCCAACTTTTAATGCGTCATCAAGTTTATTTGTAAAGGTACGTGTTTCTTTATCGGCTTTATCTAAGCCGTCAATAAAGTTTTTTGTGTCGGCAAGTAACGCAAGTTTGAGTGTCCTAATGTCAGCCATTAAACTCTACCTCTCCAAGCGTCTCTAACTTTTTCATAACCTGCTAACCATTCTCTTGCAATAGTTGGTTGGAATCTAGACATAGCAGGATACAACCACCAACCACGATTACCTCTACCTTGAGAAGGTGAACGTCTAGGAAACTGTTTGTATTGCTTAGATCCAAACTCACTACCCATTATTACATAGCCAGCACTAAAAGCACTAGCGCCAACTTTTTGACGACCACCAATACTAAACGAAGGTGCTTTATCTGACTTAGAAACTTTAATACTTTCTGCAACTGCTACAGCTTGTTTAGGATTATATGGTGAACGAGAAGCAGAACCTTTAGCATAAGCCGCACCACGTTCCGCTAAATCTTGTGCAATCTTTTTCATATCGTTCTTTGCAATATCGTCCATTTTTCCAAACGCACGAAGTAAACCTTTGTATTCTTTATCAACTGGGATAAGACTAATTGCTTTAGCCATTATTGCGCTCGTTCAATATGTCTATAGCTGTAGCCCAAATATCTGGATCTGCATTGAGCCAGTAGTCGGGTGTTATTCCAGTCGCTATTGCTAACTCGACTGCTATTCGCCCGATTGAACGGGCTTGGTAAAATTTGCTGTCTCAAAATCAACAGCTGCAATATCGGTGACTTTGGGTTTCCAAGTGTCAATGCTTTCATTTTTTTTTGTAACACGTTGTTGAATTTTGTGACCCAAGAATAAAAGAAGCTGATTACTTGGACTGCTTTCTTCAGTAAGAATTTTAATAATCGAACGATTGTTGTAAAGGTCTTTTTCTGCTTGGGCAAGTTCATTAGGTCTAGTCCATTCTTCATAAACTTCACCTGTCTCTAATTCCCAACGTATCTTTAATTTAAGCATTTGTGTGCCCCTGTTCTGTTTGTTGTTGTTGTTACGCTGTTAGGTCTTCGGTTGGGATACCTACAACTTGTAATGATACTGAACAAGTTTGTACGTCTGCACCTGAAGCTGTAACGCTTGGATATTGTGGCAATACGTAACCAGTTAATGTTACACCAGTTCTTAATGTCATAATAAACGCAATTGTAGTATCTGGGGCTGACTCTGTGCCATCCCATAATACTTTGTACAAGCTGTTTGGTGTTGCTCCTACGTCGTTCAAAAACTCAATGTCAAGTGTAACGTTTGAGTCTATGTATTTGTATGCTTTGCCTGCGAGGGTGTCAAAAGTTAATCTTTCTGTTTCAAAGTTGATAGCAGAAGAAGTAATTTGCTCTGA